ATGGTAACGGTAAAGAAGCTATTACATGAAATTTTTACGGAAGATACCATTAAAGCCTTGGCAATTGGCTTTATGGCAGATGATCCTCGTGAAAAATCTAATTATCCTTCTGATATGCCGTATTCGGAATTCAAAAGGTTGATAACCAGTAAAAGCGTTCCGAGAAAGTTGAATGATACCGAGGAAAACAGAAGAAAATTCAGAAAGGCTGTTCACGAGAACCATCTAAAAAGTGCGATAGAAAACGGAGTAGGACTTACGGAAACTGAAAAGTATGCCGCTTACGAAATTATGTTTTCGCCCAGATGGTCGTAGATAATTTAATAATTACAGCGTCTTGCAGTCAAATGCAGGGCGCTGTTTTTATATCCAAAAATCGTTTGCCTGTATCGTAAACAGGGGAACAGTTGACCTTAACTGAGAAAAGAAGAGTAAAAAATGGCAGAAGAAAACAAGAATGTCGAAACCTTGGAGGGGCAGGGCGCCGAGGAGCAGAAAGAGCAGACTTCGCCCGAAAAGAAGTATACCGACGAGGAAGTCAACAACATCAGCATCAAAAACAGCAAAAAAGCGGTTGCAAAGCTTATGAATATACTGTATGAATGCAAAGAAGCCACCGGCTTACTCCAGCGAGTTGGGCTACAATTGCCCAGTGGCCTGTTTCTCACCGATGGCTATATACATAGTATACGCGATTCCGATTCAAGTGTCAAGCAATTTGAAAATGCAACAAAGCGCCTGTAGGTTTACAATAGATGCGAGAGTGAATCGGGAGCATTGAAATAGAAATGAAAAAAGCCTTGAAACCGTTGATACACAACGACTTCAAGACTTATCTTTTGGTGATCCATCGGAGATTCGAACTCCGGACACCTTGATTAAAAGGGATAGTTGATTGCGCGAAAAACGTTGATATATATAGGTAAACGCGAATGTGTGTTCACAATTTGTTCCCAACCGTTAAAAAATCACATGTGCTTAATTATAACAAATTGACCGCTTTTTGGAGCTGATCGATGTCAACATGGGTATATACTTTATTGGTAACGACTTCCGAAGAATGTCCCATGAGTCGTTGAATATCCCATTTATCTGCGCCGTTGCGGTGCAACATGGAAGCAAATGTGTGCCTGGTCGCGTGCGGCGTCAGGCGAGGCAAGTCGAGCGCCTCAAGTGTGGGATAGTACCATTTTGCGCGAAAGTAGCGCGCTGTTACCGGGACGAGTTTGCCGTTGTGCTCATGGCAGACTATTGTCGGTCCGCCTCGATCGAGCCACTTTTGCAGATACGGCATTACTTTATCCGACACCGGGACAACTCTGTTCTTTCCGGCTTCGGTCTTTTCGCCGCCGCGAAGAGTATGATTTGCTGAATCCCAGCTGAACGGTGTAAGCGCCAAAAATTCATTTATTCGCCAACCTGTGTAGCACATAATCAAGATTAGGTCGGCATACATGAAGCCTGCCTTGGCGGCGGACTCGAGCTTTTGTAAATCGAGATCGCTGAACGGTACCTTTTCTTTTGTTTCCGCTTTTGGAAGGGTAACGAAGCTTGCATAATTTTTGACAACAATGTCATTTTGCACGGCGTAATCACAAAGCAGGGAAGCGAAGAGTTTTATTTTTTGCAAAGATGAAACAGAGAGCCCGTTCTGATGTGCGGTGTCAACGACCGTTTGAAAATGGGCGGCTCGTAAATCCTTTACTTTATATGAGCCGAGGACAGCAAGCTTATTCCATGCCGCATTATAATTGTCCTGTGTCTGTTTCGCGAGATTCTTAAATTTCTGTAATTTCTTATACTCGGCGCACAGTTGTGCGAGTGTGATATTTTCAGCCGAAGCCGGAACGTCAATATGCGGAGTCTTATGCCATGCGCCGAGAGCTGTCATTGCCTCTGCCCTCGTGGCGTAGCAGCCTATCAGCTTGCGTTGCTTTTCGAGGGAATATTCGGAGCTGCTCTGCGGAGCAAGAACAGCCCGGGGTTTGCGCCGGTTTCCGCTGAGTTTGCGGATCGTTCCATATCCGTTTGGATTTTTCATAAAAAACACCGCTCCTTTACTTGTGTTTCCTCAGAGCGGGTGATATAATAAATATATCAATCCACTCTGTCGTAGGTGTGTGTTGATTTTCTTGAGCCCTCGGTGTTCCAGCACCGGGGGTTCTTTTATTTATCTTTTGTCTTTTCTGAAATGCGTTTTTTCTCATCTGCTCTTTTGATTTGCTCTATACTCTTTTCGGGTGTCGGCAAATTCTCGGGCATGACTCCGCCGAGTTCTTCTATGGTCTTTCTCACTTTTCTTCCAACATCATAGTGCGTTTGATTTGCCTTTTCTTTGCCGCGAACATTTTCTCTGCGAAGCTTTTCTCCCGTTTGAGTTGCACGAAAGAGATTGGCGGCGAGTTCTGTGCTGCCCATGTGGTCGAGAATATTTTGACTCTTTTTTAATCCCTTTCGACGGTGAATATCTTTAGCACCGAGACCGCCGTAGAGACCTTGATATCCTTTATTCTGAAAGATTGCATAGTCTTTGGGGTCAATGATTCCGGCATCGTGCGCGGCGTTTGCAAGAGCTGTATTGTGGCGCTTCATCTCGTTTCGAATGGCAAGCCTCTTCTGATCTTCGGTCAGCTCTTCGTAATTGTCAATGAGCTCTTGCTGGCGCGTTTTAACGGCAAAGTATGATTGCCCGAGAGCTATTACTTCTTTGCGAGGATCCCCGTTCATGACAATCAGATAACATGCATACCTGGAAAGCATAACATCATCCACCTCGCGCTCCGCGCCAGAGCCGATGTCAACCATTTTGCCAACGTCGGCAAAATGGTCATCAATTGCAAATCCGCTGTTCTTGCAGGCGAGTTTTGCTCGTTCAATCGTATCTGAAAAACGGCGCCACTGTGTGTAATCCAAAACGGTCTGAAGCTCTCTTGCAAGCCAATATTCCTGCCCGTCGTCGTTAATATGTTTTATGTCCTCAAAAATTTGCTCATTATATGTGGTTATTTCAGAAGTCATGGTTTTGAAGCCCCCTCGTTCAATTTATATATTTGTGATTCGCGCTCTTTTTGCCCCATAGCCTTCTGGCGCATTTTCTGTAAAAGCCGCCATCAACAAGAATAGCGGTTTTAAACCTATCTGTAAATTCTTCTCTTTCAAACCTTAAACCACCTTTTACTATTAGTTTTTAATTATCTCCCTTACAAGAAGATACGGTATGCCCAGGATGCGATAGTGCTCGAGATCCGTGCCGGTTAACTCTTTGGGCGGATATGACGGATTGAGGGGGCTGAGCCTAATCATGTCGTCAAAGATATCGATTCTCTTAAGGGTCGCACATTCGCCGTCGTAAATAACGGCACCAACATCTCCGCTACGCTCAATAAAGGTTTGCCGAAGAATGAGGACTTTATCGTCAGTGTGGTATGTCGGGTACATTGAATCACCGTGTACCTTTAGAACAAAAAAGTCGGATTTGCTTCGTCCCTTGATAAAAGAGCGCGGGACATCTATGGTTTCGCCGCTCCAATCCTCGACTGCAATTTCTTCATATCCGGCGGCGATATTGCCTATTACCGGGAACGTAACAACATCTTCGGTCACATTCGGAGAAACGAGGTTTAGCGGCTTCATGGGAACATCTGCACCCATTAACCACGGAATAGATACATTTAAAATTTTTGATATTTCTTCAGTTCTTCTTTGTTTTGGTGCGTAGATTCCTTTTTTATAATTGCTTATTGTAGCGTCAGCGACATTCAACGCTCTCGCAAGTTCCGCTGCGGTCATATTTCTGCGTTCTAAGGCTTCATTTAATCTTTCTGCAAAGCTTGGCATATTGATCACCTCGCCTATACAATATCACAAAGCCAACGAAAACGCAAGTAAAAACGAAAAAAACTTTTGAAAAACTTGTGAAAAAGTATTGACTTGTGAAAACGCAAGTGATATAATCGAACCAAAAGGAGGTGAAAGCGATAATGTATGATTACTCAAATTTGCTCGGCGCAATGAGGCAAAGAGGCATAACCCAGAAAAGCCTTGCAAAAAGCGTCGGAAAAAGCGAAGCGACGATTAACCGCAAGCTCTGCGGTGCAAGGGAGTTCACGCAAAGCGAAATGTTCAAAATACTTGAGATTATAGGCGAGCCGGTCGAAAGAGTCTCCTTTTATTTTTTTTACTCATCGACTTGTGAAAACGCAAGTTACAGTTAACCAAAGAAAGAAAAGGAGGTACATAAAATGCCGCGAGTTTTGAAACCGAAGCCTACCAAAGAAGAAATCCTCGCGATTGACGGCAGCGTGCCGGTTGAGATGGCCGCGAGGTATCTCGGACGACCTAAAGATTTTATTTATAACGGACTGCAGAAGCAGGCGCTGCCGATCGGCACCGCATACATCCGCGAAAAAGAGTGGTGCTATGACATCAGACCACAGGCGCTGGTTGAATACAACGAGCATGGCGGAGTAATGCAGCACAAGGAGTTTGAACACTTCGTGCGCGCGATGATAGCCAACGCCGTTGAAATGGCGATGTTTGCAGAGGACTGAATAAAATATTTGGTCAGTGTAATTAACCCCTCTCTGCCACAAAAGGCGAATGGCAAGAAAATGAAATTAATGCAATAAGAAAGGAGATGAAACTATGCTCAACATGCTAATAGCCGTTATAACATCAAGCGCAGTGACAATATTGTGGTTGAAGTGGTTTTGGTCTGCTGCGCAAAAAAAAATCGGTAAGCAAAACGAAGAGTTGACTCGTATGCTCACCGAATTTGTTGAAAGGTATATCGAGAAAGTCATTAAAGACAGACATTAATGAATGCCTCTCCGAATGGATTCAAGCAGGCTCGACCTTTTTCAATATAAACTTTTCGCATTACATTGCTAAAGCTGTTTTTGAAAATTGCCAATTTTTCAAATTCATCATAACTCGTTGTGAGACTTGAACCATCAAAGCTTATGTCAACAAGTCCAAGGCGATCAAGTGATGTAATTGATGTACTTTGTCTGCCTATATCGCCAATTTCCGAATTTGCAATGAATACATTTTGATGAAGAACGATGTGTACATTTGAAAAACCAGAAATCTTTTCCGTTGCGATAGGCGGATTTCCGCAGATATTGACGATTGGGAGATTATGTGAGTTCTTAAAACATTTCAAAGTGTAGGCATCGTCAGGGGATAGTTGCTTTATTATCTCGACAAATGCGGGATGAACCGTATCAGCAGTATCTTCTTGCATTGCTTTCGCCAACAGATTGGCGAATAAGTCTCGTAATGTCTCATTGTCGGTAGTATAGGCGATTGCTTGTAATGCAGGCACTGCAACATAGGCTTCAGGAGTCTTTATTTGTTCGGGGTCAACATCTTTAAGTTTCTCTTCCAATAGCTTTTTTGTTGCCTTTAATGAGTACTCTCCGTTCAGCACATATTTTTCAAGAGGTGTCAAAGCAACGCCTATGGCACGAGGTAATAAACTGACAATCTCTCCGATTCTTTTCGCCGACGGATGAACAAGATCATCGTAAGCTTTTTCAATTGTGCCGCCTAATCCAATGTTTGTATCCATTTATATCATATTCCTTTCTTTTGCCAATTGAAAACTGTTTCAATAAGCGAATATACAAATTAAGTATAACACATAAAAAGAAATAAAACAACCGCATGAAAGGAGCTTTGTAAATGAAAGAGAGGTGGGACTATGACAAAGTTTGAGAAACGAGTAAAAAAAGCTTTTGCGCATATGACGGCAATCATATACGCAAAAACTCATCGAATCGAAACCGTTACGCTTACACAGCCGGCGTACTGCCGCGGAAATAGCAACTGCGGCAGAGACCGGCGTGGGTTGTGGCATTGTAACTGTCTTAACCAAAGTAAGCAAGAGCCCCGAAAACAGCAGCAACAATAGAGGCTATTGTTGCTACAACGGAAACGACTACAGTAACGACGAAACGAATCCGATCTGTTTTCTCTTTTGAGGCAGGTGTCTCGACCAGCTGATGAATCTCATCGACACCGGGAAGATAATACCGCTTATATGACAAGTCAATCACCCCCCTTCAAGAGAAAGTATATCACACAAAAAGAAATAAAACAACGAGAAAGGAGTTCCTGCGATGTCCCAAACGGCAGAACTCGACCTGTCGGCGGTGCCTGACAGCGAGATGACGCATTTAGCCCGGTCAACGCTTCGCGCGGTAGAACGGTATTTTGAAATTCCGGGCGTCAGAGAAGAATACGAGCTGTGGCTCAAAAAAAGAAAGACGGCATAAAGAAAAGAAAGGAAGAAAAGAAAATGATTAAAAGCTTAAAAGAAGCTCACGATGCCAAAGTCCACTATTTAAAAAGTGGCGATATCGACAAAGCGGCAACGATGTCCGAATTGCTTAGCGTAATGCTCGCGCAAGAGATTTTAAATGCTTTCGGCGGAATCGGAACATCGGACATGTGTGTAATTGTAGCAGCCTGCAAACTGGCAATATCAGCTGTTGAGGATTCCGCCGATAAAGCTGGGCTTACCGTTAAAGACGTGCTTGGCGCAGCGGACAACCTTGTTACTTTAGCAAACCGGCACACCACAAGGCTGACTATTGTTAATCCGATGCACAAGGGGGCTGGCAATGATGACTAAAGACTTGCTTATCATCGGCGCGGTCGTCGCGCTGGTGGCGATTATGCTTCTTGCGGCTCTGCCGGAGATAACGAGCGCGATGCCGGATGTTTACTATGTCGAGCCGACCGAGTCGGAAACAGCGACAGAAGCAGAGCCGGAAACGGTTTTGCAGTCAACTGCAAGCGTCAGATACGCCCTGACCGCCGCCGAGCGCGATGAAATCGAGCGGGTAGTTATGGCAGAGGCGGGAGCTGAGCCGTATATCGGTCAAATGGCCGTGGCGCAGTGCATCCTTAACGCCTGCGAGCAGGAGAACGAGCGTCCGCTTAAAATAGTCCGCAGCTTCGGCTACACTGCCGCCCGACCCGAGCCGAGCGACGAGGTCAAAAAAGCCGTCGTCAAGGTTTTTGACGACGGCGAGACCGCTACGGATCGCGAAATACTTTATTTTTATGCGCCGGCGCTGTGTCAGAGCCTTTGGCACGAGTCGCAGACCTATGTCTGCACCATCGGCGGACACAGGTTTTTCGAGGAGGCGGGAAAATGAGTAATTACACAATAGACGAAAACGAGGCCGAAGTCCTCGACCGCTACGAGGGCACACTCGCCCAAAAGAAAGACCCTCACAGATATGACGCCCTGCCCAAAGATGCCCTTGCGCTGCTGTGCAGAACCAAGGACAAGAGCAACGACTTATTTGTCCGACGTTATGAGGCCGCTCGGGCGGTTATTGATATCATCTCAAGGCAAGTCGGCATTGACCCGGACACATCAGGCCTGTCACTATACTACCCCGATTTGGACGGCTCGTCCATAATAGCTCGAAGAATTGAAGAGTGGGTCAGCCGTTCTGGAGACAAGGCCGCGCTGAAAAAGCGAGTGCAGGAGCTTGAGCAGGAGAATTTGACGCTTCGCTCGCTGCTTTATGAGATAAACGGAGGCCGCCGATGACTAACGAAGAAGTCAAGAAAGCGCTTGCCAACGGCAAGCCGGTCATATATTTCGTGCCGCTCGTCGGCGATATCAGATATGACAGAGTGTCTGCGGTCATATACCGCATTATCAACGGTGAGCTCGCAGTGACCGCCGAGCTTGAGGACAGAAAAGGCAGGCTAACGGCAACGGTCCGCATCGACCGCCTGCGCTTTGAAAATAAGGAGGATAAAGAAAATGATACTGAAATTTGCAATCCAGACGGTGTTTGAGATCGTCGTGGCCGTGCTCATAATCTACGGTTTTATTCATGAGGACAAGCTAATTGCGATCGAAGATAAGGCTAAAGCAAGCATCAAGAGCAAGAGGAGCGGCCGCGATGAGCTCGACAGGAAAAACAGCTGATATGCCAGGGAGCGGGCAGAAGTGGCGCAGAAAGAAGATTTGCAAGAATTGTTACTGGCTGCGCAAAATTGACCACGCAAGTCGAGGCTGGGACGGGAAGTGCTGCGCCTTTACTTATGAAACTGAGCAATTTCGCGAAATTCCCTCGACTAACGATTTTTGCGCGTACTACAAAAAAAGGAGGGCTAAAAGATATGAATGACGGCAAAATAGTGACGCGTGCGGAAATCAGCGGAGCGAAGCCTGTGACGCTGCTGTTTCGGCCAAACTGTTTAGAAGGCGAATATGCCGTGAAATACACCGACGGCGCGAAAGAAAAGGAGTGGAGCTTTCACGACGGCCGCGAAGCTTTAAACAAATATATCGAGCGAATCGAGCGGGCTCTTTGGCCGAGGCTTGATAAATATGAAAAAGGACGCCCTGCGGTAACAGGACGTCCAAAGGATGTTGCCGAAACAACACCAAACACCGCTAACAGTATAGCACCGCCGCCGGAAAATGTCAACGGAGGCGAGATATGAAAATAAGATCCTACAGATGCCCGCAGTGCGGGCGAGAATATAATTATGCGAACGCGAGCGGGTCGAAGCTCTGCCGCGCCTGCGGCTGTGAGCTCGACAGTCTGACCGTCTACTCGACGGATGACGGCAGCACGGCCAGCGACCAAACCGCCGAGACCAAGCGAGAGAACCGCGAGGCCGAGGAGCAGGAGGCACTTTTTGTGTGGGCGGAATACCAGTCCGCCGCACAGCCGGAACTGAAGCTTTTATACCACATCCCGAACGAAGGCAAGCGCAGCGTGGCTTACGGTGCAGCGCTCCGGCGGCAGGGGATGAAAAAGGGCGTGCCTGACCTCTGCCTGCCGGTCGCCCGGGGGAAATACCACGGCTTGTATATCGAAATGAAAGCCGGACGAAACAAGCCAACGGTAGACCAGCAGTGGTGGCTTGAGACGCTTGAAAGGCAAGGTTTCCGCGCCGTCTGGTGCTCCGGGTGGGAGCGGGCAAAGGAAGAAATATCGGAATATCTGAATTTAAAGGAGACAGAAAAATGACAGAGTTAATGAAAAAGGCGATAGCCAAAATCGACGCCGAGAGCGAAAAGGGCGGCCACTATGAGAAGTATATGGCTCAGTGGATAATCGAAAACATCATAACAGACGACGACAGCGCGAAAAGGATTTTAAAAGATGAAAAGAAACTCGATGATTGTTTTTACAAAATGGTCGAACTCGCCGAAAAGCAAAAAGAAAAAGTGACGGATCCCAAAACCGGAAAGCCGAAGTCCGGCTGTTTTGTCGGCGCGGTCACGCCGGAACAAATTTTCTCTACAATTCGCGAATATTACGAAGTCGAAGAAAAAGCAGCTCCGAGCAACATCATCAGTCTCGACCTTGCGGACTTGCTCTGAGGTGACGGCATGGGACAAAAAGCGAAGAAAATCACCGAAGAACAGTATCGGCACGCAGAAAAAATGGCTTTCGCAAAGTCGATTGACGGCCTGCCGAAAAAGGTAGAAAAGTGGATTGACGAGTCGGTTTTGAAATACAGCCGCTATCTTTTCACGCACCGCGAAAACGGAGTCCGATACGGCTATTGCACACACTGTCACGCGGAGTCGCCGCTTGAACTTGGCAGGACATATACAGATCAGGATGCAATAAACATCAACCGCCGTCATAAAGAAATCGGCTTCTGCCCGGTGTGCCGGAGCAAGGTGGAGTATCGCGACAGCGGCCGCAGCCGCAAGAACATGATAGACCGCGAATACATCCTTTTTGCAACTCCAACAAAGGGCGGCGGAGTCCTCGTCAGAGCGGGTCTTGTGTGGCGTGATTATGCTATTGACTATAAGTCGGTCAAAACAAATTTTGCGGAGGAATATCGCGTATATTACAACACCGGAGTTGATGTTGCATGGCAAAAAAAATATAGCTACACCAGCAATGGATATGTGAAAGTTTGGGGCAGAATGACGACGATACCAAATCCGACATCAAAGCAGCCATATTACACAAGCGAGAAAAATTATATTTATAACCATTATTACTGTTTTGACGACGCGACCTTTAAAAATACCAATATGCGCTATGCGCAGATATCTGCCTACATGGACAGCACGGATTATATGGAGCCGTGCGGATGGCTTGATACTTATGTCAAATATCCGGTGCTGACAGAAAAGTTGGTAAAAGAAGGCTTTTTGAAATTGGCGGTGAACACGCCGGCGACAAACTATGTTGTAAACCGCCGGGCGAAGACAGTTTCCGCCGCGCTGGGCTTGGATAAAAAAGAGCTGCGCGAACTGAAAAGAAAAGATCGCGATGGTGTTTTGTATGCCCGCCGGGCGAAGAAGTACGGAATCACACAGGCGCAAGCAGCAAAATTTGCATATGACGAAAGAATGCTCGAAGAAATCGAAAAGCGAATGCCTTTAAAGAAAGCTATAAAGTATGTCGAAAAGCAGGACGAGATGTTATATACGCTTGCTGACTACTGGCGCGATTGTAAAAAGCTGAAGCTTGACTTAAAGCGCGAGGATATACTGCTGCCACCGGACCTTGCACAGGCGCATCAACGCACGATTGTCGCGCTGGCCGAGGCAAGACGGCAAAAGGAGCTTGAAAAAACGCGCGAGGCGCAGGAGGCATTTGCGGGACGGCTTAAAAAGCTTGAAAAAGAGTTTTGCTTTGAGAGTGCTGGCTTGTTTATCCGCCCGGCAAAAAGCCACGAAGAACTTATCAATGAAGGAAGCGCACTGCATCATTGCGTTGCGAGCTATGCAAAAAAGCATCTTGCCGGTGATACGGTAATATTGTTTATCCGCCGCAAGGATGATCCGGACAAGCCTTTTTATACATTGGAATATAACCCGAAGACCGAGAGCATTGTCCAGTGCCGTGGCTTGAAAAACTGCGGTAAGACGCCGGAGGTCGAAGCCTTTGTAGACGCGTGGAGCGGGTACATCAGAAATAAAAAGAAAAAGAGTCACGCGGCAGCGTGAGAGAGGAGAAAAGTATGAACGAAGTAATCAGGAGCATGGAACTCAGCGGAAACCTGAGCGAGGAACAGAATGAGGCGTTAAATCTGCACTATGAGATAATTGCAAAAGGCAACCTTGCCGCGTCCGCTATGGTGGACTTTTGCCAGAATCTCAAAAGGATGCGCGACGAGCGCAAATATCTTTTGCTCGGACACGAGACCTTTGAGGATTATGTCGAGCAGGATGTAGGTATCAAGCAGCGACAAGCCTATACCTATATACAGGCGCTTGAGTCGCTCGGCGAGAAATATTTGCAGTCGAATGCAAATCTCGGAATCTCGAAGCTCGGAATGCTTGCCGCCTTGCCGTGGTACGAACGCAGGGAGGTCGAGGAGAACAACGATGTCGCGGAGATGTCCACCCGCGAACTGAAAGAGACTATCAGCAAGCTACACGAGGCGCAGGAGCAGTTGACGCTTATCACCGCCGAGCGCGATAAGCTCGCGAAAAGCAGCCAAGAGCACGAAGACCTTTCCGACACCGTCCGCCGCCTGCGCGAGGAGCTGAAAGCGGCGTCCGAAAAGCCCGCCGCGACGGTCATGCGCGAGCCGACCGCCGAGGAAATAAGACAGTACACGGTTAAAGCCGTTGAAAAAGAGCGGGAGCGGGCAGAAAAGGAAAAAGCTAAAGCTGTATCCAAAGCCGAAAAGCGAGCTCGCGAAGAGGCGAAGAAAGCAGCGGCTGAAGAGTTAGAGAAAAAATACAAGGCAGTGATCAATGCCGCCGAAAAAGAGAAAAACGAGCTGAGCGGGAAGCTTGAAAAGATTGAAAAAGATGCAAAGCTTTCCGCCTCGCCGGAGGTCGCAAAATTCAGCGTCTACTTCGACAGCGTACAGAAATATATCAATGTCATGCGCGGTATAATCGCGTCGATGGATGACGAGACCACCGCCGCCAAGCTTCGCGACGCGATGCGGAAGCTCGGAGCGCTGCTACAGGAGGGTTGAGTATGGATTGCAGTAAAACGATAGACTTTTTTTCCGAACTCAAAAGAGTTTGTGACTCACGCACCGAGTGCACAACTGATGTGGCTAACAAAGAGCAATGCCCGCTGTTTGCTTTTTGCAGACACCCTCTTATGACACAACGCGCCGAAGAAATTATAAGGGCAATAGAGAGTCTACAAAAATGGAGCAACGAACACCCGAGAAAAACATATGCGCAAGACTTTTTTGAGAAGTTTCCGGAAGCAAAGCCGGATAAAGAAGGCGTGCCGAGGATATGCCGCGCCAACTGCTACGGCGGGAGTTGCCAGTACTCCGCTGTAGCCGGAGCGGGTCCGGCGCCGTGTAAAGATTGCTGGAACGAGGAAATGGAGGCAGCGGACGATGAATAAGAAAAAAGCCCGAATCATGATGTGCACACATTTTAACTGCGATCACCGTCGCGGGAATTACTGCTGTTTCCAGTGTCAGAAAATTGGCACTTGTAAGAACCCTTGCTATAACAGCCCGCTTAAATGCGGACTGGCAAAGGAGGTTGACCAGCATGAAAACCCTGACGCTTGAACAGCTTATAGAAGCGGCGGAGATTTGCGGATCCGGCAAAGAGGGCGCATGCCAGGTCTGCCCGGCACATAACGACGGCGAAGTCATGTCGAGCGCGTGCATCGAGAGCGTTATGGCACAAGCCGCCGCCGCGCTGAAAGAGTACGCCTGCAACGGAGGTGGTTGCGATGCTTGATTTAAAGCCGTGCCCGCAGTGCGGAAAAAAAGTCCTGATTGGATATGCCTGCGGCGAGTATTTTATATTTTCGCGCGAAAAAACCGACTGCGCCTGCAATAATTTTACGGAAATGCACTCGAGCATGAATCAAGAAGTCGAAGCTTGGAACAAGTTTTGCAAAGCAGAAAGGAACTTTTTATGAAAATCAAAAAAATTATAAGTCTGTGCAAGGCGAATAAGCACATATCGCTGTACGATATGACAACGCAGATGCTCGGCGACGGTCTCGCCGCCTATTACCTTAACGACTGCCCGGTGTTTTCAATCGACTCGCTTATGACATCTTTCGATATCACACCGACACAGGCGGACAAAATCGTGCAGCGGTACACCGCCGAGCCGCCGGAAGCGTTTTTGAAGATGGTCAAAGACGAATTTGGCGGAGAAGAGCGCTGCGATCCTCTGCCGATATCTCTGCGGATAGGCTCTTACGACTATATACCGTATAAGACTTCGGCCGGAATAGAGTTTGTCGAGTCAAAATATCTCGAGCCGCTTGATGTGGACGAGTTTGAGCTGTACTACCGTCAGACCGAGTCCGGCGCGTTCTTTGCGGCGAAAGCCGGATTCTTTGTGATGGCGATTATCCCAATCAGCACAACGCGGGTGCTGACGGAGAACACTGTCGGATATCTCGACGAGCTTTCGTCGATGAGTTCAAAAAAATACGAAAATTTGAAATGAGGAAGTGAAAAGCGGTGCGAGTCAAGAAACGAATATTTTCCGGCGCGGTTTGCGAGCAGGAAGTCTACACGGTTTCTGACCGCACCGCCAACATTGCGAAGGCGAAGCACAAGCCGATACTTCGCACGGCCGAGGAGCGCGAGCGCCACAACTTAATGATAGCAAGACGGAAGCACGCGCGAGTGTTCAACGAGAATTTCTCGCCGACTTCCCTTTACTCCACGCTTACTTTTGATAACGACCACGAAGTGCATGACTGGGGCGAAGCGCGCCGGTTGCGTACATTATATAAACGCAGACTACAATACGCGTGCCCGGAAGCGAAAATCAACCTTTATATGGGACGCGGCAGAAACACAAAAAGAATACATTTTCACATGGTCTCCGACGGCGTGCCGGAAGAGATCATCAAAGCGCAGTGGATCTATGGCGATATCGTGCAGATAGAGCACCTGCGCAAGCACAACTATTATAACGGTATAGACCACGGTTGCGATTACACAGGTCTTGCCAATTACTTATTCGACCATTGGACGCCCGAGCAGGGCACTAAACATAGATATTTATCAACCCGCAACATGAGACAGCCCGACAGCGAGGACGCAAAGGTCGCGCTCCGGAGCTACAGCCCCGACAGCCCGCCTATCGCCCCGAAAGGATATCGCCTTGTCGAGTGCATTCAAAACAGATTCGGATATATGTGTTTTAAATACATAAAGGAGCCCGAAGACGAGCCGCCGAATCGACCGAGAAAAAGGAAAAACTGCTGACGGATGTCAGCTTTTTAAAGCCTTGTAAATGTGTCAAGTTTTGCGACGAAGAGGAGGAAATCAGATGAACAAAACGAGAGCAGAAAAAGCACTTGAATTTTTTGAGGCGGAGATGAGCTGTGGAAAATGCTTTGACGAGTGTCCGCAATGCAACGCGATGGAGTGTGCGATTGAAGCGTTAAAAGAGCACATTGCTGCCGAAAAAATTTTGTATTGCAAAGACTGTAAAAATTTTGTCAATGCCGAAACTTTTAGTTTTTGTAAAAAATACGGCGGATTAGTAAAAGACAGCGATTATTGCAGCAGGGCAGAAATGAACGGGGGGTATAGACAATGAGAGAAATACTGTTCAGGGGTAAAGATTTTGGAGTCATAAATCATAGTTGGTGCTTTGGCAGTTTGGACACAACTGAAGACGACAGAGCAATAATTATATATCCCGATAGGTTTGGAAACAAATGCCGAATTATTGTTAACCCTAAAACTGTGGGGCAATACACAGGATTAAAGGATAAAAACGGCACAAAGATTTTTGAGGGCGATGTAGTAAAAAAATTTTGGTTCGGCAAAATGTGCATTTATCAAATTGACTATGATAACGGTCTCGCAAGTTTTATCGGGCGAGCGGGCATGAAATTTACAACATTTGACTATGATTCGGAAGAGTTTGAGGTTATCGGCAATATCTATGATAACCCCGAGCTATTAGGAGGTAACGGATAATGGCTGATGCAGATAGATGCGTTTGTTGTGGTGACATTATCCCGGAAGGGCGACAGGTGTGCCCGCAATGTAACGCAATGGAGTGCGCGATCGAAGCGTTGAAAGAGCACATCGCCGCTGAAAAAATTCCACACTGCCAAGACTGTAAAAACTTTGTCAATTGCGAAACTTATAGCTATTGCGAAGAATATGGCGGACTTGTGAAAGAGAACGACTATTGCAGCCGGATAGAAATAAAAGCGAAAAGAGGCGAAGGTATAGATAATGCCGAGAGATAAGGATTTGCCGAAAAAATATGATATTCCCCGCGAGCGGTATCGGGAGCTGAAATATTTCTGCCTGCAGTATCCGAGAAAAAAAGAGCGGGCAAAAGATACATATGCTTTATCAGCGGCGGCTCCGTCCGGGATGCCGTCTGCTTCGGGCTGCTCTGACCCGACGGCGAAAAGAGCAGAAAGCCGGGAGCGGGAAAAGGAGGATGTCGCGCTGATTGAGCGGTGCGTGAAACTTGCCTGCGGCTCTGATGTCGGACTGATAACGCCGCTGCTCAAAAACGTCACGCAGGGGACGCCGTATGAATATATGCCGGTGCCGAGCGGGCGCAGGCAGTTTTATAATCTCCGCCACAAATTCTTCTGCATCCTCGACCGCGAGCAAAAATAAAAAAGAGTGCACAAAGGGGACCAACTTGAGCCTATAATGGGTAGTGTAGAGTACTCTGATAAGCGAAAAGCGCGGAATTCCGGATTTTTTTGAATCACTGGAGGAAGTGTAACTTGGAGTACTTGGACAAGATATTTCTCGGCGACGGAATCGCCGGGATGAAAATCTACCCTGACGACAGCATTGACATGATTCTTTGCGATTTGCCATACGGCATGACAGACTGCGCGTGGGATAACGCGTTGGACTTTGGCCTTTTGTGGTCGCAGTATTGGCGGATTCTGAAAGACAACGGCGCCGTGGTGCTTACGGCCGCACAGCCGTTTACAACCGACGTCATTAACAGCTGCCGCCGATTTTTCCGCTACTGCTGGTACTGGCAGAAAAACATGCCGACCGGATTTACCTTTGCAAAATATCAGCCGATGCGTTGCATAGAGGATATCTGTGTTTTTTACAAAAAAGCACCGACATACAATCCGCAAGGCATCAAGCACCTTGAGAAGCCGATAGCCGTAAAAGGCAAGCGCGAAACGGACGGCATCTACAAAGACAGCACTCTCGGTAAAGACTCGCTGCGATATGTGACCGGATATCCCAGGAATCTACTGCAAGTCAACTGTGAGCGGGGCTTGCACCCGACGCAAAAGCCGGTCGCGCTGTTTGAATACCTCATCCACACATACACCAATGTGGGCGATACAGTGCTTGATAATTGCATGGGGAGCGGGACGACCGCTATCGCCTGCATCAACACCGGACGGCACTACACCGGTTTTGAAAAAGACGAGCGATATTATCGCGTTGCTCAAAACCGGATCGCCGAACGGCTGAAACAGAGTTCTACATAAAATTCTTTTCTCCTTTCTTCCCGCCTCGCCCTGCGGCGGGTTTTAATAGCAGGGCTTTTATATGGCAGCATACGGTTATCTCCGGGGCTAATGACACCGAAGGCGCGGTTTGACTCCGCGCGCCGCCAACACCTTCATTTGACGCACCTCTCTGTGAGCCGGGAGGTGCGCTTTTACAGTCCGTTTTGTTGGACAGTGAAAACTTGAAAGAACTTTGATTTTGTGATATACTCGAAAAAAAGACGAGGGAGAATCACGAAATGAATGTTTTTAAGGTCGGAGAGGAAACACACATCCTCGACGGATACAACGAAGATTGCACCGTATTTGAGGTCGATGAAGCGGGACTTAATATTTTTTATTACTACAGCTCGCCGACCGAAGAAGAAATGCAGGCTTTCGAGCCCGGTGTTCCCGGTGAGATTCGCTTGGCAAGAATAGACGATATACTTTTCCTGTTCTGCAAGCTCGGAACGCTTGCCTGGGCTGAAATGCCGTATGCTATTCAACTTAGCAAACTGACCAATCTTCCAAAGCCGGAAGAAGGCGAGGGCTATAACCTTACGATCATGCTTATTGATCGGGATACTTCGGTTATCAAAAAGATTCGAACGGTAGGTCTCAGCACGAAATTTTCAGAAGCGTTTAGAACGGAAGCGTCAAAAGACATGGCCGATGTTCTTTTCGCGCCGACATACCGCATGCATGTGCGCGAGATTCAAGCCGCATATCCGACGTGGCTGCTTGTTGCCAAGAGCAGAGTAGGATATGAGTTCGGCGACAGAAAAAAATAACATGCGCAGCCTAAAAGGCTGCTTTTTTCATGGTAAAAAATGGAGAACAAAGTATTTACTCAGCCGAAGAAGCGGCAGAGTTTTAACATTATGCGCGAAAACGCGATAATAGAAGACCTGACTCCAAAGTTTCCGGAAGACGAAAGCTTTGTGTATATTACATCCGGCGGGTTCAGCTCGATTGCCTTTATCGTTTAAATTGCCGGTCAGACGCGCGTAAAGAGTCTGTTTGCGTCAACGCTGCGCGCCGGTGTTCGGCAGGCGCAGATGCTTGACGGTCTGCACAATGATGGTAGATTGGACAAGGTTGATTTGCTCGTCGGCGGTGCGATGAAAGACAATTGCGAGCATAATCGCGGGTATGGATATCTCGAACAGATAACCGACATATTCAAAACAAACGGTTGGACCGTGAATATGTACAACAACCATTCTAAGGTGATGCTTTTCGATACCGATGTCGGAAAGTTTGTTATCGAATCGTCCTCAAACCTTAACGAAAATCCAAAAGTTGAGCAGTTCCGCTTGGAGAAATCAGCGGAACTGTTTGACTTTTACAGCTCGTTTTTTCGAGAAATAAGGGATGAATACAAAAAAATTATTTAATTTATAATAGCATTATAAAACTCTCACGCGCGCGACAAATTAAAAGCCTTTGTGACTTTTATAAAACAGAGGAGGTGGCAGAGTCGAATGACAGAGCGGATGATTACTTTTTGTGATGAATTTGTTAAAAGAAAAAGGGCATACGGGGCAGCACGCGAGTCGGCTATTGCTGCCGGTTATTCCGAAAGGTCGGCGGCGACGATGGCGACATATATTTTAAAACGCCAAGATGCGCAGGAATATATGGCGCGGCGAGAGGAAGAAATCGCGGAGAGTATCCGGCATCGCTTTTTGTATGATGCCGCTGATGCCCAGGAAGCAATGGCGGGAATTTTGAAGAAAAAGTATGCCGATGACCGTGATATTATCGCGGCCGCAAAGGATATTCTCGACCGAGCGGGTTTTACAGCGGTTGAAAAGAAAGAAGTCTCCGTCAACGCGCCGCAGATTATCGACGATATAGGGGGCGGCTAACATGGCCGTCAGGCTTACTGACATAATCGCGCCGTCGTTTTATGAGGTGCATCGCGATGTGTGTGCCGGGCAGCATACGCACTATGTGCTTAAAGGCGGGCGCGGAAGCACGAAGAGCAGCTATATATCGCTTGAAATTGTCTGCGGCATCATTAAAAACCCTGACGCGCACGCGATCGTGTTCCGCAAAATTGCAGACACGCTGCGGGACAGCGTTTTTGCACAAATGCTGTGGGCTATTGATAAACTGGGCGTGTCGCAGTATTTTAAAGCGACGGTCAGTCCGATGAAAATCACATATCTGCCGAGCGGGCAAACGATTATGTTTCGAGGTCTTGACGATCCGATGAAAATCAAGTCCATAAAAATCCCGTTCGGCTATTTTCGTTATATCTGGTTTGAGGAATGGAATCAGTTTTCCGGGATGCGGGAAACCGATAATGTGCTGCAGTCGGTCATGCGCGGCGGCAGTAAATTCGATGTTTTTTATTCGTACAATCCCCCTGAGTCGCTGCGGGCGTGGGTGAATGATGAGGTGCGCGTAGAGCGCGCCGACCGCCTGGTACATCACAGTACATATTTGACTGTGCCGCAGGACTGGATAGGCGCGCCGCTGCTGTTGGAGGCGGAGCACCTGAAACAGCACTCGCCGGAACGATATAGGCACGAGTTCCTCGGGGAAGTCACCGGCACGGGCGGCGAGGTATTCCGGAACATCAGTATCCGACCCATCAGCAATGAAGAGATTGCGCGGTTTGACCGTATCAGGCGCGGCATAGACTGGGGCTATGCGGTTGACCCGTTTGTTTTTATATCGTGCAACTATGACAAGCCGCGCAGGCGGCTGTACATATACGACGAGATATACGCGGCGGGCATGAGCAACAGACTTGCCGCCGACCGTATAAAATCTCGTGGAGTGGCCGGCGAAATTATCGCAGACTCCGCCGAACCGAAGTCTATAGCGGATATGTATGAATACGACCTGAGAGTCAGAGGCGCACGCAAGGGTCCGGACAGCGTGAAGCACGGTATAGAATGGCTGCGCGACCTCGACGAAATAATAATAGATCCCGCCCGCTGTCCAAACGCGGCGCGGGAATTTTCATCGTACGAGCTCGAACGGGATAAGGACGGCAATTATAAGGCGAACTATCCCGATAGAGATAACCACACGATTGACGCCACGCGCTACGCCACAGAGAACGACCAGCAGAATGTGAGGGTAACTTAATGATTAACAATATGGACTTGATAAGAGAAAAGCTCGCGTATCACCATACGGCTACGGACGATGAGATTATCAAAACCGTGCTTAAAAATGCGCGGGAAGACCCGGAGTATCTGGCGGCATGCGAGGGACTCCGATATTATCGCGGTATGCAGGACATTCTGCAGAAAGATTTTCGCGAGACGGTCGTTTACGAAGAAGACGAAAACAGCCCGGCGGGCATAAAGCGCGGCGGTGTTAAGATAATCAACGAAAACAATTCGAATCACCACAATGTGCATAATTTCCATGCGCTGATGGTCGACCAGAAGGTCGCGTACATCCTCGGCAAGCCACTTTCCGTCTCTGTTGAGGGCGCAAATGACGGAGCGGGCGGTGCAGATGAAAGTCTGAAAGCTTTTGAGGACGCCGTCACCGCAGTGACCTCAGACGAGGCTTTTGTGGACATGCTCCCCGACCTCGCAACAAATGCGTCGAATTGTATCGTCGGATGGCTGCATGTCTATTACTCGGCAGCCGGCAAGCTTTGTTTTGTTGTTATCCCGACGACAGAATGTATTGCCTGCCGCGATATGAGTTATCAGCAGGTGATTACCGACTTTTTCCGCCACTATAAAATAACCGTCGTGCAAAACGGCACAGAGACGGAGCGGGAGCGGGTAGAGTGGTGGACTGCGACAGGGGTAAAACGCTATGTCGAAAACGATGCCGGAGAGTTTGTGCTCGAAAGCAACAGCCCGCACTGGTATAACGAGCAGATAATCAACGATGAGCGCGTCTCGGTTGAGGCGAAATCGTGGGGAAGAATCCCGTTTGTTCCGCTATATAACAATTCTGCGCATCAGACCGACCTTTCGCGAATCAAAAGTCTGCTTGACGCATATAACCTGATATCTTCTGCGTCGACGAATAATCAGATAGATCTCGTCGAGCTCTATTGGATGATACAGGGATACGGCGGCGAGACCGCAAAAGCGATACAGCAGAAGCTGCAGATAAACAAGGCGGTGTCAATAAGCGATCCGTCCGGCAAGATAAGTGCCGAGCAGGTCACACTTAATGTCACCGAGCGCCTCGCCTGGCTCGATATGCTGCGCCGGGACATATATCATATCGGACGCGGCATTGATATGAACGATGAAAAGCTCGGCAGCGCGCCGTCAGGCGTCAGTCTGAAATTCCGCTACACCCTGCTTGACCTTAAGGCTGACCCGCTTGTCTCAAAGTTAAAGGTCATGCTGAAAGAGCTGTCATGGTTTATTACGCAGGATATCAACCTGAAGAACGGTACCGACTATGACTATACGCTTATAAAATACGATGTCCACAAGTCGATGATAGTCAATGATGCGGAGACGGTGGACATAATCCAGAAGTCGCAAGGGCTTGTGCCTGATAAGATGCTTTTAGCAAAGCACCCGTTTGTTGATGATGTCGCGCAGGCGTATGAGGAGCTGCAGAAGCAGCGCGAAGAAAACGCAAAGATGTTTATCGGCGACGATGACGATAAGGACGATTCCGAAAAGGATGATGAATAATGCGCTCTGATCTCTATTGGGAGGAGCGGGCACTGCAGCGCGAGGAATATGCCCGACGTGCTTCGACACGGGCAATAAAGACAAAAACAGTCAAGTTATACGCCAAGGCGCAGAAAGACCTCGACGCCCGCATAAATCGGATATTTTCGCGTTATGCGGCAAACGGCGAATTGACGCCGGAAGAAGCTCGTCGGATGTTGAACACCAAAGAAGCGGAAGCGGAATTGGAGGCACTGCGCAAAGAAATCAATAATATAAAAGACCCGGTCATAAAGAGAAAAGCGCTTGCACGTCTCAATGCGCCGGCATACGCCACGAGAATAAACCGCCTTGAGGCTTTGAAAGCCAATATCGAGACGGAAACTGCATTGCTTGCCGATCGGGAGAAGCGTGAGCTCAAGCGGCTGCTTGAAGACGTGAGCGGGGATACATACTATCGCAGCATATATGACACGCAGATCGGCACGGGATTAGGCTTTGAATTCTCAGCCCTGCCGAAAGGTGCCGTAAACACCATAGTAAATGACCGATGGAAAGGTGCGAATTTTTCCGACCGCATCTGGCAGAACACATCCGCGCTTGCCAACAGCGCATACGGTATTGTGGCGCGTGGAATTATGACAGGAGCGGGTCCGCAGGTAATGGCGCGCCAGCTCGCCGAAGCTATGCAGTCCGGAATGTATAACTCGATGCGGCTGATACGCACCGAGACTAACCGTGTGCACAACGCTGCTGAAAAAGCGGCATACGAAGAGGAAGGCATAACGGAATATAGATTCCTCGCCACTCTTGACGGGCGCACCTGCGATGTCTGCGGCGCTTTGGACGGCAAGACTTTTCCGGTCTCCGAAGCGAAGGAGGGCGTAAATTATCCGCCGCTCCATCCGAATGACCGCTGCACTACAACGGCAGTCATAGAGGGACAAAACCGAGCCGAACTCAAACGCCGGGCATTGGATCCCGAGACTGGGAAAACCGTGCTTATTCCGGCGGAAACGACATATGAAGAGTGGCTTGCGGATAATATAAATCCTCTTACCGGTAGGCTTAAATACTACCCGCCCAAGACTTTGACGCAAGTGTCCTCCTACAACAGAGACCAGTTCGAGCGGTATTCGGCAGTCTTAAAGGTAAATGCGCCGGATTCTCTTGATAAATTCTTAAAAATAAAGTATAATGATCCTGAAAAGTGGAAGACACTCAAAAGGCAATACCGCCTTGTGAATCAATACAAGATAGATTCAGGCAATTTCTCTACTGATGAAATCTTACAGTTTGATAAAAAGGTCGTTTATGAAAAAAGACTCCAGTTCACGAGCAAATACAAAAGAAGCGGAAACATTGCCGGAGCATATATCGATGATGATTTTGACAATATGTACTATGCACATAGTGCAGTATCTACAAAAGCAGATAGCAGTGGGTATAAAGGAACTGGAAAATTGGTTTTACTAAAAGAGGCACGACGTTTTAAATATATTGCTGTTCGCCGAGAGGATGGAACGATAAGAGAAGGAACCCACAATGATACTGAGGCAAAGCTTTTTGAGTTCTTTGCTGATTTGTATGAAACAACCCCCTTTAAAAAGATATGTATGCTTTCCGAACGTGGAATGTGTGATAGCTGTAAAGGGGTGATGCAGCAATTTAAAGAACTATACCCGGATGTTGAAGTGAATGTTATCTCAAACAAAAGGGTTGAAGGCAATGTTTGGAAAGAAAGGATGAGAAAAAGATGAAATACGACCTTGATTATCAGGGCGCAACAGAAATTTTTGAAAGTCGTGTGATTACGAGTATACCGCCAATAACGGGAAGACTTCTCGAAAATTCATATCTTCCGGAGTTCGATCAGGATATCCTTGAAGAGGCTGAACGCCTTAACGCGGTGCTCCCGCTGATAAAGTGGGAAGTGGACAACAACGACCTTTCAAGAGCCATGAGCGACGAGCTCTATCTCTACTATGAGGATTTGCTCAAAGGCCGCCTCGACGGAATACTGGACGAAGAGGAAGCCCCGATTATCATAAAAGACCTCACCGAGAGCTATATAAAAGCTTTCGGAAAAGATACTCTTGATGAAGAGGATCAATAATAAATAACGAGCCGCCAAGCGAAAGCGAGGCGGTTTTGTCATATCACAACATAATAATTACAGCGTTTTGCAGTCAAATGCAAAGCGCTGTTTTTATATCCAAATTTATCCGCCACCCGGAGCAAAATGGTGTCGCGCAATATTGGGACTGGCCAAGTAAAAAGGGAGCGCGGGAAAGGACAGACATGGACTGGCTTAAAGACATTTTAGGCGACGCACACACCGAGGACATCGACAAGAAGATAGCGAGCTATATCGGCAAGAACTTTGTTTCAAAAGCAGATTTTCGCGCCGAGTCCGACAAGGTCAAGAACCTTGAAGGTCAGATAGCAGAGCGGGACAGTCAGCTTGAAGAGCTCAAAAAGGTTGATACCGCCGGGCTGCAAGCTACGATTACACAGCTGCAGAACGAAAACAAGCAGGCTAAGGCTAAGTATGACAGCGATATCGCCGCCATGAAGCTTGACTCCGCTATCGATGCCGCTATTACAGCCGCCAAAGGCAAGAATGCAAGAGCGATAAAAGCCTTGATAACGCCCGGCAGCGTGAAGCTCGACAAAGACGGCAAGCTCGAGGGCTTTGACGATCAGCTCAAGGCAATCAGGGAAAGCGACGCCTATCTCTTTGACAAAGTCGAAACCAGACAGAGGGGCGGAGACCCCGACCACGGAGGCGGAGACCCCGACCCGGGCGAAGCCCCCGAAAACTATGCCGATTATGTAAATTGGCGCAAAAATCAGTAAAAACGGAGGATTTAACAAATGTCAAACAAATTCCTGACTCCTCAGATAGTCGCGAACGAGGCTCTTATGGTGCTCGAGAATAATCTCGTTGCTGCCGACCTTGTCCACAAGGACTATTCCAAGGAGTTCGCACACGTCGGTGATACCATCACCATCCGCAAGCCCGCGAAGTTTTCCGCGAAGAACTTCGTCGGCGAGACCGTAGACCAGAACGTGAACGAGGGCAGCGTCAAGGTGACCCTCGACCATTTCCGCGATGTCACCGTTCCGGTCACTTCCAAGGAAATGACCCTCGACATCAAGTCATTTTCTGAGCAGATCATATCTCCTGCGGTGCAGGCCATATCTCAGGCCATCGACAGCGATATTATTGCCGAAGGCATCGCAAACGCCGGCAACACCGTGAGCGGCACCGCGAACGCGGCCGACCTCAAGGACATTGCCAACATTGCCAAGGCATTTGACCTCAAGAGCGTACCGATACAGCAGCGCAGACTTCTCGTCAATCCGACGCACAAGTATCGCTATCTGACCACGGAAAACCTCTCAAAGGTCGCATATGCAGGCAACTCCGACGCCCTGCGCTCAGCAGAGCTCGGCTCTATCTATGGTCTTGACACCTATATGTCGCAGAATGCCCCCGATACCCTCGCGGCAACTGCGGGCACTGCGACCGCTGCAAAAGTCTCCTGCACCGCCGGCGAGACCAAGGTCGCACTCTCGGATGTCACTGCGGCGACCGGCACCTTTAAAAAGGGCGACGGCTTTATCCTCGACGGCTATCTTTACAGATTTGCCGCCGATGCAACTGCCGCAAGCGGCGCGGTCGCTGAGGTCGCGATAGACCAGCCTATCCATCGCACCATTGCTTCGGATGCGGCGGTCACGGTGTATCTCGTCAAAACGACTCATTCCCTTGCATTCCACCGCAACGGCCTTGCACTCGTCACCCGTCAGCTTGAGCTGCCTATGGGCGCGAATAATGCGGCTATTGCGTCGAGCAGGAACGGTCTTGCTATCAGGGTTGTATATGACTACGACATCAAGCACAAGACCGACCGCGTCAGCTTTGATATCCTGTACGGCGTCAAGACCCTTGACAGCGACATGACCGCAAGGCTGGTGGGCTGATATGACAGAGCAGAACAAGGCCGACCTCATAGCCCGGATGCGCGTGATGTTGGGTAAGGAAATGTCGCTGCCGGCTGCCCGGTATCTGCTGGACAGCGTCGAGTCAAAGGTGTTGCGATATACCAAGCAGCGTGAGCTTGTCCCCGGTCTTGATCTGATTGTGGCAGAGATAGCCGCGCAGCGTTACCGCACGCAGCAGCCGGGCTCTACCGATGCGGCGCAGACCGTCGCGAGCATAACGGACGGTGACCAGAGCGTGAGCTTTAAGCACAGTGACTCAGACCTCGCTACGGCGGCGGAACTGAGCGACAGCGAAAAGGCGATGCTCAACGAGTGGAGGAGGCTTTTCTGGTGAAGATTCCCGACGCTTTCAGACGCGCACAGCGCGCCGTATTCCAGGACAAAACAGTCGAGCATTATAAAGCTGTCAAACAGACAGGAACGCTCGGCAGTGAAACAGTGAAGCCCGCAGAAACGCCTGCGGGCTCTTTTACTGTCAACTTCCGGCTTGTTACCGATGCCATGCGGGCGCAGGAATGGGGGCTACAGTGCAACAAAGACGTCACTTTTTCAACATCCGATACGCTCGCCGTTGAAAAGGGCGACTATGTGAAATACGGCGGCACTTATTACCGAATCACCGAGATTCAGCCGCGCGACAGCCACACACTGTATCTTTGCAAGGCGGTGAGCCATGGGCATTGAGGTTAAGGGCCTCGGCGAGCTGGCAAAAAAGCTCGCAAAGCTCGGCGGCGCTGATACCGCCATTTCAAACGGCACGCGCGAGGCGGCGCGAATAGTCAACAACAGTGCGAAGGAGCTGTGTCCAGTTGATAACGGCAACTTGCGCGCGTCGCTGCATACCGACTACAAGCGCGAGGGCAGCAAGCATATAGGCAGCGTATCGACCAATGCTGAATACGCCGCCTATGTGGAATTCGGTACGGGTCCTAAAGGTAACGGCACATATCCTTATGAGCTCCCGGGCGGGATCCATTACAAGGCGGACAAGTGGCGCGGCAAAATCCCTGGTGTCGGCTGGCGAATGATAAGCGGACAAAAGGCGCAGCCGTATCTTTCTCCTGCGCTTATAAACAATCGCGAGGCAATACTCGAGTGCTATAAGCGCGCGATACAACAGGAAATAAATCGTAAAGGCGGTCAGAAAAATGGTTGATATCGAACAGGTGACTTATGATGTGCTTTCACTCGCCGTACCGGGTGTGAAATGGTCTGCGGAATATCCGCAGAGTTTTGAACGGCACGGTTTGATAAAGCAGATGGATAACTCCGTTAAAATGCCATCCTCTTCGCGTCCGGATCATTTTTCCCGGATCGCCGTGCAGATCCAGGTGTGGATGGCGACGCCGGAGGGCAGAAACGAGGTCGAGAGACAAGTTGACGATGCAATGCTCCGCCTCGGTCTGCTTCGCGGCAGTCCTAACCACCTTGAGGACGAACAGGAGGACGGTACAGTGTTATACCGCACCGTCCTGCTTTATAACGGAGTCTACGACAACAACACGAAGCGGTTTTACCGCAGTTAATAAGGAGGTAAGTACAAATGGCTGAAGATTATCAGACTTCTATAGGCGTGATTCTGAAAATGGGCGCGAGCGCAGAAGCGGTAGCTGAAGTTCCCGGTCTGCTTGATTTTCCCGATATGCTCGGCGAATCGGACAAAATCGACGTGACCACGATGAAGGACACGCAGAGAAAGTATAAGCCCGGGCTTTCCGACCCCGGGGATATGGCGTTTACTTTCGGCTATGAGGGTATGAAGACCGGCACGAACTGGGCGACCCTCAAGGGAGCTAAGGATGCAGACAAGACCTTTATTCTGCTGTTCCCGGACGGTTCCGGTTTCACATGGACAGGCAGAGTGTCACTTTCGATGCCCGGAAAGGGCGTTGCAGAGGCGCTGACCTTTACTGCAAAAATCACTCCATCGTCGGATATAGAGGAATATACCTCGTCCGGCGGCTAAAGAACACATCGGCGGGGGAAACTCCGCCGAAAATTTAAAATAAGGAGACAACAACTATGCTTACTGCGTGTAATGCACCTTTTTATAGATTGACCGCCGGCGAGAAGGAGTACAAGCTCAAGCTCACGACGGCGACAAAAATCGAAGTGGAAGACCGTATAGGCTGCAGCCTGCTTGAAGCTCTTGACAAGCTGGCATACACCAAGGTCTTTGCAGTGACCCTCTGGGGCGCGCTGCAGAAATACCAGGCGAATATGACGCTCCCCAAGACATATGAGCTCATCGATGCGCTTGAAGCCGAGGGCTTTACCCTCGAGGACAGAGCGGACACATTCCTCGGCATTATGAAGGTGTCCGGTTTTTTTACACCGGAACAGATAGCGGACATGGAGCGGGAGGACGAGGAGCAGGAGATAGAGTAATCTTCTCCTCGGCGACCGAGTGGGTCGCGGATCTCAAACCTCGCGCTTTTGCGATCGGGATAACCCCGGACGAATTCTGGAGCATGTCGGCCGGAGAGGTTGAGGACCTTATATCCGCAAGGCAAAAGGCAGAAAATGAGCGGCGTAAATGGCAGTTACAGCTGATATGGAATCTCGGGCAGCTTGATTCTTTCGCGTTTAACGACCCGAAAAAATATCCTACGCTTGAAAAGGCGTTCCCGTCAGCTTTCGGCATGCAGCAAACCGGGTGGATGGTAATCAAAGCTCGGATGTCCGCTTATGCCAAATCAAAAAACGCCGCAAGGCACAGGGCAGGTGAGAAAAAATGACAGTTGAAGAACTGCAAGTGCTGATTACAGCAAACACCAAGGACTTTAACGCCAAGATTGATAAGGCGAACAAGAGGCTGGGGTCGCTTGAACAGCAGGCAACGCGCACGGGAGCGGGTGTCGGAAAGCTTTTTACAGGCATAAAAACTACCGCTGCCGTTGCGGCCATACAGAAAGTAGTAAGCGAGGTCAAGAAGTTGACGGACGCATATGCGGAAAACGAAGCCGCGCAGATGGGCTTGTCGAGCATATTGACTGCGCAGGGAAAAGACCTGAACGCCGCGAAAGCGTGGCTTAAATCGTATACCAAAGACGGTCTTATCCCGATGATGGACGCTTACACCGCGTATAAGCGCCTCGCGGCGGCAGGGTATTCCGACGAGCAGACACAGTCCATACTGACCAACCTGAAAGACTCGGCGGCATTTAACCGTCAGGGCAGTATGACGATGGGCGAAGCCATCAAGAGCGCAGCCGAAGGTATCAAAAACGAAAACAGCATTCTTGTCGACAACGCCGGCGTTACAAAAAACCTGTCCGTTATATGGGACGAATACGCGGCATCGATAGGCAAGACTGCAGCAACGCTGACCGACGCAGAAAAGCGCATAGCTACGACACAGGGCATCATGCGGGAGACGGCATTCCAAACCGGAGATGCCGCGAAATATGCGAACACCCTCGCAGGAGCGCAGGCTGCTTTGAAAGCTCAGACAAAAATGTTGTCAAGCGCGCTCGGGTCGATGTTTGCGCCGGCTTTGCAGCAGTGTATTCCGCATGTCACGGCGTTGCTTGAAAGATTGACCGCCCTCGCCGAAAAAGCCGGGCAAGTTATGGCTATATTGTTCGGCACGTCAAGAGCAACAAGCCGGACATCGTCAAATACCTCCAAGCTCGCCAACAGTACACAGCAAGTGTCCACAAAACTCGGCAGTGCGGCGAAAAAGGCGAAGGATTATAAAAACGCTTTGCTCGGCATCGATGAAATCAATCGTCTCGGAACGCCGGATACCGGATCTGATAGCGGCAGCGGCGGAAGCAGCACAACGGTATCAAGCGGGGGAAACAATTTTAAGAGCCCATTTTCCAACGCTGACAGCGTTATTGACCCGAAGCTTGCAGAGCGCGCAGAGGAGCTGAAGCAGAAGCTTAAAAAGGTGAAATCCACAGTCTCGGCGCTTGAGCCGGTGATAAAGGGAGTTGCAGCCGGCGCGGCCGCCGCTTTCGGCGTAAAGGTGCTGCGCAAATGGTACTCCGGCGCAAAAGGTGTGTGGAATAGCTTTAAGGGGCTGAGAGTTGTCTCTACTTTTACCGAAAGTTTTTCTTGGATAAAGGAGACTGGAGGAAGCACAGCGCAGGCGTTAGGCTATGGATGGAAGAAAGCCGCGGGTGCCGCCAAAGACAGCTTGGAGCAGTTCCGAGCGGGTTTGTCGGCAACTCAAAAAGCCATGATAGGCGCGGCAGGATTCGCAGCATCGCTGGCGATGGCAAAGTCCGCTTTTAAGGCACTCGGCGCGGGCGCAGAAGACGCCAAAGCCAAACTGGCGGTTATGGCAGTAGGACTTACTGCCGTTGCAGTGGCTATGTATGCGGCGTTGGGTCCGGCCGGACTGGTCGTCGCGGCAATTGGTGCAATCACGGGAGCTATCATAGGTTTTGAACAGGGTGCAGATGAACTTGCAGAAAAGACCTACCAATCCTCCGATGCCTATAAGGTGTTATCAGAAAACATTGCGGCCTCTGAGGCGATTATCCAAAGAACAAAAGAAAATATGGACGGTCTTAATCAGAAGATAGAGGGGCTGAACACTGTCAGCGCGGAGTACGGCGCAGTTAAAATGCTCACCGACGAGATATATCAGTTGAGCGAAAAGTCAAATAAGTCCGCCTATGAAATGGACTTGATGCGCGTCAAGGTTGACACCCTGAATGCCATGAATATCGACGGATTGCATTTGAGTATCGACGAGACCAAAGGCGTGGTTGTGGAGACTAAGGACTCAATTTACGGAGTCATAGAGGCTTTGAAGAAACAGGCTGAAATGGCTGCAATGCAAGACATTCTTACTGAATCATACAAAGCCTTTTATCAAGCAACAATTGACAACAAGACGGCGACTGACAATTACAAGGTTGCGTCAGATAGGCTTGCCGAGGCACAAAATAAGCTGAACGAAAAGGCGGCAGAACTTGACAAGAAAAATCAGGGCGTATCAGATGGCCTTCGTGATGTCGCGAACTGGATATCGCAAAAGCTTAGTCCGGAATATCGAGCGCTTAAAAAAGAAGTCGAACATGCCGAAGACGCTTTAGAGCAGTCGCGCAAAGCTATTAAGAACACATCGGCTGCAATGGACGACGCAAGCAAAAAGACTAAGTATTATTCGGATCAGCTCGTCAAGCTTAAAAATAACATCAACAATATAAACGGTGTAAGCTGCGATGTGACAGTAAAAACCCGATCTACCGGGGCACAGCAGTATGCATCCGGCGGATATCCTGATACCGGACAACTCTTTATTGCTCGAGAGAGCGGCCCCGAGATGGTTGGACAAATCGGAGGCAGGACGGCAGTTGCCAACAACAGCCAAATTGTGGACGGTGTTTCTTCGGGTGTTGAGCGCGGTGTTGAAAGAGCTATGGAACGAAGCAATGGCGGAACCGTAACAATTGTCGTTATGAACGAGCGCGGTGATATTGTAAACGAGCTTAGAAATGTCAACATGCGTGCCGGTAAAGTAATCATTCCGATAAACGAATAAAAGCCCTCTCAATCGAGAGGGCTTTTCCTTTGTAATATTGCGTCAGTCCACTTTTTCACCAAGTGCTCTGGAAATCTGCAAATATTGTCCGTCTTGGACAGTGATATATGCATTGTTGCTGAAGTTATCGTTAGCAACGATATTATCGCCGTAATTGTACGAACTCGACAGCACGGCGTAATAACCGTCGTTTCCCGCCTCGGTGGCAACGAGCTTGTACTCTCCGGCGGGAATATCCTTTCCAATCTTATAAACCCCTTCGAGCACGGCGGAACTGTTGAAATGCATATCTGGAGCTTTTTCCGATGGACACATTTCCGCTCGCGTAATCTCTATATACTCGCCGTTTTTGACGGTGACATAAACCCAAGTGTCAAAGTTTTCATTAAAGATAATCGAATCTCCGGAACTGTCGGACGACACGCAAAAATATCCCGAGTAGTCTTTTTCTGTTGCGATTATCCAGTATTCTCCGGCAGGAATATCTTTTCCGACCTTGTACATTCCCTCGCCGTAATGGTCATTCGGCAAATCGACTTTGCTGATATCGTTCGAAGTGGTGGACGGTGAATCGGTGTTTGCCGAATTGCCGCATCCGCAAAGCCCAATCAGCAAAACACCCGCGATAAGTAAAGCAATGAATTTTTTCATCAGAATTTCTCCTTTTTCTTTTTAATTTATCATGTTTTATTTTTTATGTCAAGAAAGAAGGTGGAACAGCAGTGGCAACCGCTTTTAATCCCGGCGACAATCCGATAGCTACCGTGGACGGCGTAACTATGCCGGTATATCCGGACACGGAGGACGGATATAAATGGGAGCTTGAGGACGCTTCTGCCAGCGACGCAGGGCGTACCGAAGATGTCGTTATGCACAAAAAACGCATAGGACAGACCGACGCGGTAACGCTTAAATTTTCCGGGCTGTCCATAGCGAACGCGAGCAAGATTCTGAAAATGTTCAACCCGGAGTATATAACGGTCAAGTACTTAAATATGCTCGAGGGCGGATATGTAACGAAAGAGTTTTATGTCGGCAACAGAAGTGCGCCGCTGTACAACAGCAGTCTGAATGTTGTTGACAATGTGACCTTTAAAATCGTGGCGCGAAAGGGGTGATACTATGTATCCAATAACTTCTGCGGGGCTTGCGGCTTTGCGAGAGGATGTGGTGCAGTCTGTCAATATCCTCTGTACGCCTACCAAAGGCACGGCATTTAATATCACCGACAAAGACATTATCGGCGCGGTAACGGTGGACTGGTCGAGTGTCACGGGCAGTAAGCTTGATTTGGGCTCGGCGTGTATGTCAGAACTGAGTTTTACTCTTGAAAATACCGACGGCGCGTTTGACGATAAGGTGTTCGAGGGCGCGCAGCTGTATGTCACTACGAGCTTTTCCGCAGGCTCGACAACAGAGACCGTGCCTATCGGCTATTACACGGTGGACAGCCCGCCACGCAAGCTCCGGAGCATCAAAATAACGGCTTATGACCGCATGGCGAAGTTTAACCGAGCCTATGATACTGAGCTTGCCTATCCTGCAACACTGTATCAGATAGTCGCCGATGCCTGCACAAAGTGCGGGGTGTCGCAGAAGCTCCCAACGAACACTTTGCATCGAGGTGTATCGATACCGAAACGCCCGGAGGCGGACAACCTGACCTATCGTCAGGTGCTTGTCTGGGCTGCGGAGCTTATGGGCGTGAGCTTGTATATTGACTATGACGGCAAGCTGACAGGCGGGTGGTATGCGACTAACGCCAAGCACACGGTTATAAAAGCTTCAGATCGTTTTACTTCCGGCAATACCGATTTTGCCGAAAATAACATCGTGTTTTCCGGTGTGCGCATCGTCGGAAACGACGAGAACAAGACAGAGTACCTCGCGGGCACAAAGGACTATGCCTTTAATATCGAGGGCAATCTCCTTGCGCAGAGTGATATGAATCTCAGCACACTGGCGACGGAACTCAAAACCGCGCGATGCAGTCTTACATACACGCCTATGTCCTGCACTACACACTCTTTCCCGCACCTCAGACCGCTCGATGTGATGAACTTTGAGACGGCTCAGGGGACGAAGAAAGTCGTGTTGACAAATGTCAAGTGGCAGTCACAGAACCGCTGCACGAAGCTCGAGGGCAAGGGCGAAACGGCAACGCAGTCGGGATATGCCACAATGGGCGCGTTTACACCGAAGCAGCAGGCTGTACTCGAGCAGACCCGCGCACAGCAGGCGGCGCAAATCAACGACTACGAACAGGCGACACTCGCGCTGAACGAGACCATCGCGAATAGTATGGGCTTATATGTCACGCGGAAAGCAGACAGCAGCGGCGCGGTAATTACTTATTACCACGACAAGCCTACGCTTGAGGGGAGCAACACCATCTACTGCCGCAACGCCGGCGGTTATGCCTGGACTAATAACGGCTGGAACAACGGATCCCCGAACTGGGAGTACGGTGTATCAAAAGACGGTGACGCGGTTATCCGAAGCATTGCCGCAAACAAGATTTCCGCGAGTTATATCACGACGGATATCCTTTCGTCGCCGACCGGGAAGTTTTCTTTTAACTTGGACACCGGTCACATCGAAGCCTCTGACATCAACATCACTGGCGGCAACATTAACCTCGACGGCGGCTCTCTGTCAATCGTCAACGACGAAGGGTATAAGGCCGACCTCTCGGGTGGAGTGCTTGACCTCTATCAAGGCGCGGGAACTGGAAGCGGGACGGGTTATAAATATCTGTCATTCGCACCGTCTCTGCTTTTTAAAACAGGACTCGGAACAGGTGATTGGTACGCAAGTCTTGTGTTACCGCCGTTTGATTTTAGCGGCAACTCGTCAAAAGGTCTACGGATTGGCACGAGCGGTGACAACGCCTCTGCGGTGTTGCCTACCGTTGGAGACTTGCAATACAACTGGAATACAGATTTTGCGATTTTTGAAAAAGAAAAGTTGCGAGTCCGTCGGTGCGTTGAAACTAACGAGCCTGGATATAATCAGTTTGCGGGGCTGATACATCACAGACCCGTCGGTGGTTTGGACACATATTCTGCCGCTTTCGGCGTCGGGTCGCCGGGCGGTAAGGCATCCGGCGCGGTGGAAGTTTGCGACCAAAACAACAACATGATAGCGCGCAGCGATGTCTACCAAAATACAGCCGGAGAGGTCACTTTAATGCTCTCCGGCACGACATATACCGGATATCTTATCGTCGGCAACGACGGCGTTTATGTTAAATACGGCAACAACACGGCAAAAAAAATATCGTAAGGTGGTGATAAAATGACGAAATCAGAAATCAATCAAAAGCTCGCAGGGCTTAGAGCGCAAGGCGAAGCTTTGCAGCAGAACAATTCGGAGATGATGCAGCAGCTCGAACTCAACAAGCTTGAGCTTGCTAAAATCTGCGGAAAAATAGACCTTTTGACCGAGCTCTCGGAGGGGGTAGAGGAAGATGCAGATAAGAAAGATAACGGTTGACTATGCCCGCCCACGCGGGTATGACGTTGGATATCGGTCGGAAAACAACTTCACGGAGTTGTCGCTGCCCGTTCCCGCTGAGCTCGAAAATGCTGATAGCTATCGCGTATATTTTGAATCGACCGTCGGCGAGTATCTACAAACCGAGCTGTTGACTCCCACGGACGGCTATGTGACCGTCAAAATCACAAGCGACATAGTCCCCGAGCCCGGGAACATGGCGGCACAGCTCGTCGCGTTTAAAGCGGGCGAGATAGTCTGCTATGCGCCAATGATAACGGGCATGGCCAAAGTGTCAATCCCCGACGGGACAGAGCGACTCTCACACAGTCTTGCCGCCGAGATAGCTCTTAACACTGCCGCACGGCACAGCCATGATAACAAGTCGGTCATTGACCTGTTGACCGCCGATGACACCGGCACGCTGCTATACGATGGCAAGGTTATAGGTGGCGGAGGTTCAACAGGGTCAGAACTTTTTATTGTTAATGTTCAAGCTCAAGCAGGAGCTGAATATACGATTACTTCCCACGATAAGACTTACACGCAGATAGATGAGGCTTACAAGGCGGGCAAGCAAGGTTGGATGGCTTTCACGATTACGGATGAGAATACCACATATTTAATTCCTCTTGTGTCTGCTACAGAAACCGATTATGAGTTTTCAATGTTTCTCGGTGTAGTTTTTACTGTATATGTTGACAGTACAGATACGTGGGGCTGCTATGTGGGAGAACTTGAAGCAGACATTATTAAAGCCAAGATATCTGCCGACACTTCTGCGGAGTCGCAGAGTTTACAGACAATTCTTAACTATATGGTCTATCCTGCGGTTGAGAAAGCCCACGAGCATAGTAATAAGTCCGTACTTGATGGTCTTTCCGACTCTAATGGAGTTCTTTATTATAATAACAAACCCATAATCGCTCAAAAAATCTCTGAGGGATCATCATACATAACCCTTGCCGACAACACAGAATATCGCCTTACCAATGTAACGTCCTTACATCCAAGCTATCCAGAAGGTACCTTCGAGTCTTGGATGCGCCTGACCTTTGCCGAGAGCGGGACAATCACCGTCACATTTCCCACTGATACCAAATATATCGGCACAGCGCCCGATTTCAAAAACGGCGAGACGTGGGAGCTCAGCTTCAAGGACAAGGTACTGGCGGCTCAGAAGGTCGGTGAGGGCACATGAACAGGCGTAGATTTATATGGCAAGAGGCGCAAGCCGCTATCCCCCTGCCTGAAGGCTATACCGCAGTCGATTATTTGCAGGCTTCCGGCAATCAATGGATAGACACGGGTTACAGGTACGGCGCAGGCAGCGACATAGAGGTTAAGTTCGGCGCCTCCGCTGACGGCACACTCCTCGGGGCGCAAGATTCAGATGACGCTATGTATAAATTTGCGATTGTGGACGCTACCCCGCTTTTATGGATTGCACGAGGACAGAACGGATATAGTATGAGCGTTAAGAATATGCAAAAGCCTTTTGCTTTACGCAATATCGGAAATTTGTTCAAGGTGACAGACAGCGAGGGTACAGAAAAGACGGTGACGATAGAAGCTGCCGGTTATGTTGGCTCTCAACAGTCAGTGTATCTTTTTGCCCGACATAATAAATCCGGTATAGCTCAAAAAAGCAAGTCGCAAATTTATTATTGCCGATTCTATGAAAACGGCGAGCTTGTTTGCGATATGCGCCCGTGCCTTGATGCTGACGGCGTGCCGTGTATGTACGATTTAATAAGACGGCGGACTTTATACAATCAGGGCACAGGCTCTTTTACGTGGGGGTGATTAATTGATATACGGAAAACTTGTGGACGGCGAGCTCAGAGGAGCGCCGCGACCGATAAAAACGGCGAACGGCGACGTGTTTACAAACGACCCGTCAATATACCTCGCCAACGGCTATAAGCCGATAATTTTAACGGACTGCCCGTCCGACGGGAAGAGCTATGTCGGCTCATGGACGGAGACGGAAACAGAAATAACGCAGGTATGGACGGAGCAGCCGCAGACGGAAAACGACGAAGCGACGGCGGAGCAGATGGAGGCGGCACTATATCAGATAGGAGGCGCGGTCGATGAAAATCAGTGAAGTTAATAACATCGTCGAAAAGTCAACCGAGCGAATCATACAGGCCGCCGAGGTCAAAGCGGACTTGCTCGCGGTAGCGGCATATATCCCAAAGGGACAGCGCAAAAAATACGGCGCCGAGCTTGAGCGCATCCTGGCAAAATATGACGGTTGACGGGGAGGTATAATGTGAAAATCTGTATTTCGATAGGGCACGGGGAGGTGGTTGTATGGGTGGTGTGAACATCTTCTTAACGGTATTGAGCGTCGTCAGTACCGTGTGTGCGATCATCTTCGGATATTTAGCTTATAAGCGCAGCGAAAAGCACGATATCAAAGGCGAGGGCGAGAAGGACGGCACTATATTGACCGAACTCGGTTACATAAAAAGCGGAGTCGACGATATCAAGCATAAGCAGGAAAAGCAAGACGATCAAATCAGTAAGGTTCTTGAGCGTCTATCTTATGTCGAATCTTCTGCAAAACAAGCGCATCACAGGATAGACACGCTTGAACAGCAGATGTATAAAAAATAAGGAGGTTATTTCATGTTCGCAGAATTTTGGTCGGAGTACGGCATGACACTGATTTACACGGTTTTGACAGCCATCCTCGGTTTTGTCGGTATAGCGGTGAAGAAAATCATCGCCAAATTTACCACGGACAAAACCAAAGAAGCGGTGGTAAGAACCTGTGTAAACGCCGCAGAGCAGCTGTATAAAGATTTACACGGGGCTGAAAAGCTCGCAAAAGTTAAGGAAAACATTATTGAAATGCTCAATGAAAAGGGCATAACGATTTCCGAAATCGAAATGGACATGCTCATCGAAGCGGCGGTTGCGGAGATCAACAAGCAGCTTAAAAAGGAGAGCGGTAAAAATGACAAAGACTAACACCGGGCTTGTGTCGTATGCGAGAGCAAATCTCGGGAATCCGTACTGGTACGGCACCTTCGGGCAGACCGGAACGCAGGCGCTGCTCGATTCAAAGCGCCATCAGTACCCATCCTTTTACACCAACGCCAGATATGCGGCGTGCAAGAAAGACATCGGCAAGCGCGTGCATGACTGTGTCGGTTTGATAAAGGGCTACCTGTGGAGCGACAGCGCTACAGCCGCGCCGAAATATAGCGCCGCGCAGGATGTGTCTGCTAACGGTATGCTTGCCAAATGTACCGAACACGGCAACATAGGCAAGCTACCCGAAATACCCGGCATTCTCGTGTTTATGGACGGCCATGTCGGGATCTATGAAGGCAACGGGTATGTAATAGAATGCACCGTGAGCTGCGGCGGGGGCGTTGTGAGAACGGCTCTGCACAGTCGACCGTGGGTGCATTGGGGGAAGTGCCCTTGGATAAGCTACAACAACACCGCGACGGCACAGAAGCCGTCAACATCGGATGATAAAGTCAATGCCGGCGACAAAGTCAAGATAACCGGCACGAACTATGCCACGGGTCAGCGTGTACCCGCCTGGGTGAAGCTGCGCAAGTACACCGTAAGCAAGGTGCAGGACGGTAAGGCTCTGCTCAAGGAGATCAGCAGCTGGGTATATACCAAAGACGTCGCCGTTGTATCGGCAGCTAAGAAAGGCATTGCAGTCGGCAGCACCGTGACCATCAAGAGAGGGGCTGTTTACGGCGGCCTGTCCGGCACGCGAGGTAAGGTTGTCCCGTCCGCTCAGCTTGCACCGACCAAGCACAAGGTAAGCAAAATACAGACGAATAAAGGCGTAAAGGAAGCCCTGCTCGGCGATATATCGTCGTGGGTAGCGGTTTCAAACCTTACGGAGGTATAAGATATGATAACAGCAATCATCTATAATCTGCTGAATTTGCTCGGGCTTTACGGCGCTTGGGCGGTCGTGCAGATCCTCAAGATTTTCGGCGCGATGTAAAAAAACAACCGGGCAGGGGTTTTTCCTCTGCCCGGCTTTCTCGTTTATAGTTGCAGCCCCCGGTCTGACCGAGAGCCGCGTGAAATAGGATATAGAGCCGGAGGCTCTTTAAGTGCATTATAGCACAATTCTTTGTAATTGCAATAGAAAAGTGTTCACAATTTGTTCCCAACCGTTAAAAAATCAGCTGTTTTGAGGACGTATGAGAAAAATGCGTGACTCTGTCATGAACAAAATTAAAATCCCGAAACTGTTATATATCAACGGTTTCGGGATTTCTCTTTGGTGATCCATCGGAGATTCGAACTCCGGACACCTTGATTAAAAGTCAAGTGCTCTACCGACTGAGCTAATGGATCATATCCTTTTCGCTGTGCGGAAGCTGTATCCGCAAATCAGCTTGATTATCATATAATATTTGCTCGAAAAAGTCAAGCCTTTTTTGCGTTTTCTTCCCTTTGTTTTCACTCTTTATGATAAATTGTGCTCATTTAGCCCGAATATTCATTTCTTTGCGGCGGATACTATTCAGAGAAAACTGCCGGAGGCGCATTCTATGAAAATACTTTTTTATGATACAAAGCCGTATGACCGCGAGGCGTTCGAGAAGCTTGCGGGCAAATATCCCGACATTGAAATAGACTATCTCAAGACGGATATCTCTTACCGCACCGCGCCGCTCTCGAAAGGCTATGACGCCGTGTGCCTGTTCGTCGCGTCCGATGTCGGCAGGCGGGTGGTGGATATCCTCGCCGAGAACGGGGTCAGGCTCATTCTCATGCGCTGCGCCGGATATAACAATGTCGATCTTCCGGCGGCGCAGGAGCACGGCATCTCCGTTATGCGTGTGCCGGGATATTCACCGGAAGCAATAGCCGAGCATGCCCTCGCGCTCGCGTTCGCCGTCAACCGCCGCATACACAAGGCTTATATAAAAGTGCGCGAAAATAATTTCAGCCTCATGGGTCTTACGGGAGTCAACTTCTGCGGCAAGACGGCGGGAGTCGTCGGCACGGGAAAGATAGGCGCATCGTTCGCGCGAGCCTGCCGCGGGCTAGGGATGAATGTTATCGCCTATGATAAGTATCGGAACCCCTCGCTCGACTTCGTTCGATATGTCGAACTCGATGAACTTCTCAGCGAAAGCGATCTGATATCCCTCCATTGCCCGCTGACCGAGGAGACCTATCATATGATAAATATCAACGCGATAGAGCGGATGAAGGACGGCGTTATCCTTGTTAACACCTCGCGCGGCGCGCTGATAAGCACGCCCGATCTTATAAAAGGTATAAGGCAGCATAAATTTATGGGCGTCGGGCTCGATGTGTATGAGGAGGAGACGCACAATGTCTTTGAAAACCGCGAGGACGATATTCTCGAAACCTCCGTCACGGCTCGCCTTCTGTCTTTTCCTAATGTTATAATCACCTCGCACCAGGGCTTTTTGACCCGCGAGGCGCTTGAGTCGATAAGTGAGACCACGTTTGAAAACGCTACCTCGTTTAGTAGGGGAGAGCCGATACAGGCGAATATAGTTAAATATAATTAATGTATGCTAATCATGCGCGGCGGTAAATTCCGCCGCTTTTTTCTGCCCGCTGTTGATTAAATCGCATTTGTATGATAAAATTCTCATATAACCGATTCAAAGGAGTGAGTGAGACTTCGGTCTCGGGAATATGAAAAACAAAGTTCTGCCTAAAATAACAAACATATCTGCGATTGTCGACATAGTCTGCGCAGCTGCGTTCTTTATTGTTCAGATAATCGATGCCGCGAAGCCCGATTCGGTCAGCTCTCCCGTCATGCTCGGCTTTCTCATTGCGAGCGCCGTTGCGATAATTGTCTTTTTCGCGTTTCGTATCGTCGGTGTTGCCGTGGGCGCGCAGTCCTCTAAGCCGCTGACGCTCATTTCGTATGCTGTCGATGCCGCATGGGTCGTGTCAATGGTATTTGTGCTCAAAAACCTCAATGTCTTCTAA